GTTTCCACAGACCCTGTTTAAAAAATGTGATCGCATTGCCAGCAATTTCAAGCAGCTTGTTTGGAATGTCAGTAATTACATTCTTAATTCCATCAACGATCTTTGTTATTACATCCTTGCCCGAACCGCTCCACAAAGCCGATTTGAAGAATGTAATGGCGTTTCCGGCAATCTCAAGCAATTTGTTTGGAATATCGGAAACTACTTTCTTGATACCTTCAATAATCTTGCTGATGATACCTTTACCGGACTCACCCCAAAGCGCTGCCTTGAAATACTCTATGGCCTGCCCGCCGATCTCAAGCAGTTTTTTCGGGATGTCGTAGAAAACAAGCTGCAACCCAGCTTTAATCAGAGCCAAAATGGTTTTACCTACATCTACCCAGCTAATAGCCTGGAACCACGCTGCTGCTGTGTTTCCTATGTTCTGAATAGCGGTCGGTATACTGTCAAGCACAGTATTGATGCCGTCACCGATAAATCCGATTATTGCTAAACCAGTGTTCAACCAATCGACCTTTTTGAACCAATCGATAGCGGCAAGACCTATATTTTTGATAAGTCTTGGTATGTCTTCTGTCAGGATTGAAATACCATCTCCAAGCAGTCCGATGATTGCCGAACCTGTTGCTGCCCAGTCAACACTTTCAAACCATGTGATTGCATTATTCCCGATATCTGTCATGGCCTGCGGAATATCCGTAGCCAGGTTTGAAAGTCCCTCTTTAATCTTACTGATCAGGTTCTGCCCGGCTTCGATCCAGTTAATGCCGGTAATAGCCTGGGCAGCCATCTGGAACACTGTCGTAAAGATTGTAGGAATGCTTTTTACTATGTTCCCGATCATTGGAAGTAGGTTATTAAACAGATACGCTTTTGTAGTACTGATCAGGGAAGTAAGCGACGGACCTATCGACTCTCCGAGCGACATATTCGCCAGCAGATTTGTTGCCGATGCCTTCATGGCGGAGAAGGATCCTGTTAAGGTAGTAGATGCTTCACCTGCAGCGACACCAGTCAGACCAAGCTCGCCCTGGATAACATGGATTGCATCATATACATCGCCAAGATTATCTATATCGTACTTAACACCGGAGAACTGCTGAGCGTCTTTAAGTAACCGCTCCATCTCGCTCTTTGTGCCGCCATAACCTAATTTAAGATTGTCCAGCATGGTGTAATTCTGTTTTGCAAAGCCCTGGTAAGCATTCTGTATATTCTCGATCGGAGTACCCATCTTTGCAGCATTATCGGCCATATCGTTAATTGCCGTATTAGCTGCATTGACAGCTTTTTCCGCGTCACCGCCAAATGCCTGCTTCAGGCTGGCACCAAAGCTAACCGCCTGTTCCGCATAGTCATTAGCAGACAGGCCGATAGAGGATGCCGCATAAGCAAATTCTTTTGCCTTGTCGGATGCTTCACCATACAGCGTATCAAGTCCGCCAAAAGATTGCTGGAGATTACCACCGGCTTCAAGTGAATCCTTCACGACCTTAGTTATGGCCGCGCCTATCCCTGCGGCAGCGATAGCACCTTTAAGTTTGGACGCTATGCTGGTGCCGGCAGCTGTCCCAGCCTTTTCCGATTCGCCGTTCAGTGCCTGCGTTATACTTCCTGAGATCCCTTTGGCGGAAGGTATTATTTGAACATATGCGTCTGCTAATTTAGTCGCCATTTATCTGCCTCAATATCTTTTCTCTTGCTTCATCGAAATCCTTGCCGGACGCATAGCTGACGACCTCCGTCTGCTTCTCCTGCTCTCCGGAAAGCAAAGCGGCAATCATCTTTGGCCGGTTCTTGCCCTTCGCGCCGTCATCCGTCTGCAGCCACACCAACACGCTGAGCTTGTCCAGAATACATGCTTTAAGGAATGTGTCAAAGTCACATGCCATTCCGTACATCCGAGACTTTGTTCTGCTGTTAATGCCCAGGCCTGCGCACAGTGTGGCCGCAAGCCGGAGCGGAATTGATCGCCAGTTGTAAATGTGGTAATACTCCGCAAAGTCACAAACCAGCGCATCTTCATCCGCTCTGACCGCTTCCGCAAGGATTACGAGTTTTTTTCCGCGCCATTTACATGGCTAATAATGTAGAGGAGCTCTGCGTATACCTTCTGGAAGGATACTCTTCCGTTTTCTCCTCTGCAGTGCTCATAAAGTCTCTTCTGGCCGTCCTTGCCAATCACGCCGATGGCGATCCTTTTCGCCGGCTTGATGTTACCTTCGTCAAGCTCAAGCAGATCGTCGAACAGTTCAGCGTCATCTGCCATGCCTTCAGCCAGTTCGTACTCGAACCCGGTTTCTGTCTTCATCTGTTATGCCTCTCCTTTCAATGTCATGATGCTGCCTTGATGTACTCGTAATGAGTATTTCCAGAAGCATCCGGCATAGCGCTCACAGTGGTTTCATATCCGACTGCTTCATCATCGGTATAGGTGATGTCACCAACCTCAGATACGGAAGCATCCGGGATCACGACCCTTTTAAGTGCTCCGCCGCGAGCGATCATATCGATGACCAGGATAAACTCATCCTGCTCGTTGTTGTTCGCCTTCACAGTGATGCCAGTCGCAAGAGTACCGGTCACGTTATCAGCACCGTAAACCAGTTTCAGGACGTCCACGTTCAAAGTCTCAATCAGAGTGAACTGGAAAGTATCCGGACGCTCTGTGGTGAGGTTCAGCACGTTGTCGCCGCCCCATGCACGGATATTCTCGGTGCTGGGAGAATTGCTGTTGGTCACGCCATCCTCAGATACATACCCAAGGCAAGCAAAAGCTGCATCCAGAGCAGTCTCTGCATCTGTCGGGATCGTGGAGCCAAGGGGTGCCATATAGATTGCTCCGCCGACCTTAGGCTTGCCGGCGGTAACATTAGATACAGTATTGGCCATATTAATGCCTCCTAGTAGTAAACGAAATCAAAAACGGCCTGGTAGCGATAACGCTTCGTGGCCGTATCCGTATAGTTATAATCCGAATTAAGCTGTACACTGGAAATCTCCGGAAGCTCGATAGCCGCCTCTACGGCCGCCTTGACGGCCTCGTTAAGCACCGCCGTCTCGTACAGTGTAGGTGCATAAGACTGAAGTGCCATTGTTGCCGACGTGATGTGATTGACCTTGGAGCTTCCGGTCTTTTCAATCAGCACATACTTTTTCGGCGGTTTCGGCGGCTGTTCCAAGCAGACAGGTACGTCCAGAGCTTCTTCCAGATATTCCCTAAGAATAACCTCTATCATATTTACCTCAATGCTTTGAGCAGCACGTTATCTTCCAGGCAACGGCTGAGAGCCTCATCAGTCTCGGCATGGACAGACGCGTTCACTCGGTTTTTACCGGTAAACGTAGAAACTTCGAAGCCGTCCCCTGCTCTGGAGGAGATTCCGTCTGCCAGTTCTTTGCAGATAGCCTTCATCTCTTCCGACTGCAGGAGCTCACGCACTCCGGACCGGTTCAATTTGACTTGCAAATTAGCCATACTTCTCACACCTGACCTTCATATGCCAGGGAGTCGGAATGTTCGCCTCGATGCCGGTGATCGGGAAGCCAAACGTCTTGACCGTATGTGTAGTGCCGTACTCATCCGTCCACTCGACCTTTTTGTTTTCCCAGTTATGAGTGTCTCCTTTTGGAATGCCCAGCATGTACTGGATCTGTTTCCCGTAGAGTGTTGTAGAGGTAACCACATCGTCCGCTTCCGGCTGCCCGATCAGGACGTTATCAACCTCTACGACTTGCTCCTCATATACTGGCGCTCTGAATTTGTCCACACCGACCCTTGTCGGCTCATAAAGCCTTACCGTTATTCCTCGCATATCAAATCCTCAACCGGGCTGTGAGATCCGATCTTATTGCCCACACCGAGCAGGCGTTTGTCTGTCTTAGAAAGATAAAGTTCTCCGACAGATCCGCCGCTTCCGACTGTCCAGCTCTGAGCATATCCGAGACCTGACATACTGCCCTGCGACGCGCCAATAGGATAACCGCTTCCTGCTTGGCCATCTCCGATCGCTCGGATAACCATTCTACAGGAAACTACCTTCTTGGCATCGGCATCCGCTGAGTAAGCATATGCGTCTATCAGAATAGCCGCATCATCCAGCAGATTCTCGCATGTCGACAACTCTGTTTCGGTTAAAGTTCGAATCGATCTTGCCTGGACGTCTTCAACAGTTGCATAA